TGGTACAGACAGCAACAATAAGCCTCTATTTCCACCTCGTATGAACCGTTCACAGTTTACCGCTGCGGTACGGGCCACGACAAGAGTAGTGCAGCGCACTAATGCAGTGTGCTGTGATGCCTGTGATGGCAGGGCGTATATACAGAAGTATAAACAGGTAACTCGCCAGAAATTAGGCAAAAAGTACCGTGTGCAAGGAGAGCCTTACAAAAATCTATCTAAGTGCCCTAGCTGTGCTGGCGTAGGTGCTTTCTACCAACCAAATGGCACTGTGGCAGGTCTCAGGCTCAACCCCACCATGCCTTCTGATGCATCCATCAACGGGTTTAAAACAGACAAGGTTACCATACAGCGTCTGATCAGCCAGGCAGAGGCCAAAGGCAACGACACTGCTATAGAGTTCCTGACTAAAAGCAGTAGGCTGAACGCAGTTAGTGTTTATCTAGACTCTTTTGTAAAAGGGTTTGAAACGTGGACTAGGTCAGACGGTATTCTGCACACGCAGTTCAATCAGTGCATCACTGCGACGGGGCGTTTATCCAGTACTGCACCTAATATGCAAAACGCACCGAAGCGGGGATTTCCTGTTCGTCGTGCTGTTGTAAGTAGGTTTGAAAACGGGACGATCTGCGAAGGAGATTTCAGTTCTGTCGAATTTGTTTTGGCAGGGGAACTTAGCCGAGACCCGCAGATTATATCTGACGTTACTACGGGCAAAGATCTGCACAAACAAACTGCTTCCATTATCTACCAGTGTGATGAAAAGGATGTGTCCAAAGATCTTCGTCAGGCCAGCAAGAAGTTCAGCTTCGCCCCCATTTACGGGGGGTTAGGCGCTGGAGAGTCAGATCACGTCAGAGCATATTTCTCTACATTCTTTGAGATTTATAAGGGGCTTGGTGCATATCACAGGCGTCTTGCAGACGGCGTACTGAAGAATGGCATTGTACAGATCCCTTCGGGCAGACAGTTCTTCTGGCCCAACGTAGTTCGTAAGCGTGGTGGTCGTACCAGCAACTATACGCAGATCGTTAACTATCCTGTTCAGTCTAGTGCTGCTGATCTGATGCTGCTGTCCTGTGTACGTGCGCTGCGGAAATTCAGAGAACTAAACCTACGCTCAAAAATCATACTGACTGTACACGATTCAATCGTATGTGACGTTTTTCCAGGTGAAATTGAACAAGTCAAAGAGGCCCTGACATGGGCAATGGTGGACGTAACTAAAGAGGCGGAAGAGCGGTGGAATTACACCTTCGCCCTGCCCTTAGAGATCGAAATTTCTGGTGGCAAAAACTGGCTTGATCAGGTCGAATATGATTGACTAGTGCCACTTAGTTGTGCCACAATACAAGTTCAAATAAAGAAAGGATCACAATGAACGATCTCACAGTAATTGATGGCGCAGAAGTAGCAGAACTAAACGCATTTCTAGGTACAGAAGTATCGGGAGGAAAAGCAGAACCCTCCATTTCAAAAGTACCTATCCTACAGATTAACGGTAGGTCAAAGAGCAAGGGCACACGTAAGCCCATCCCAGAAGGCTCATTCTATTTTCGAGGATTTGGTGAACCCGCTTACAGCGAAACTATTACATTCCGCCCGTTAGCTTCACACGTTCAGTACTTGCATTTTATGGATGTTAAGCAGGACAACGGCGAAGATAAGTGGACGCAAGTAAATAAAAGCTTGGCTGTCATTAATCCTAATCGTGATGAGGCCCGTGACATTAAAGGCGGCATTGCTTGCGGTATGCCCTCATGGGATGTCCGTAAGGAAATGGATTATGCTGACGCCAAGGTTTGGCGAGACATGCAGAACCGTGTCATTCGTGGGTTGGCTAGCTTCACAGGAACGACAGAAGATGGTGAAGAGGTTGTATATGAAAACCAACCATGCATCATGTTTAACAAGGCAACGAACTACGGCGGGTTTTGGAAAGACTTCCATTCTAAATTACCTGCAGGCTCACATCTGTATAACTATGAAGCAGAAATGTACCTAAAGCATAACGAAAAAGGTTCTGTTTCTTGGTACACTATTGGTTGGACTCCTGATCTTGATAACCAGCTTCCTTTGACCCAAGAAGTCAAAGAAACCATGATGGTGTTTGCTGATACTCTTCGTGCGGAAAACAAAGAAATCGACGAAAAGTATTTCAGTGCCATCAAGGAAGGCAGCATCGATACCAAGGCAATGCAAGCCTTGGGTGACAGCCTAGATGCCGACCTAGAAGACGTGGCATGAGCCTACAAGGCGACATACATAAAGTCTTAGACCAGCTATCCAATAACGAGTGTGACGAACTTGAAATTGATGATAGCTGGATCGAAGATGCGGGCGAGGCATTTAAGGATGCCTTGCGCCGTCAATTTACCAGACGTGAAGACAAGTTCCGTCTTCGTATGTCAAATATTGGTAGATCTTTGTGTCAGCTACAAATGGGTAAAAGTGGGGCCAAGCAAGAGCGCAAGGACTACAACTTTATCATGCGTATGCTCCACGGTGATGCAGTTGAATGTATCATGGATGTTATCCTGAAGATTGCAAAAGCTAACATCACAGGCAGTAAATCTAAGGTTGCGTTGGAACTGGATGGTACAACAGTTAAGGGCGAAGATGATGTCCAGATTGACAACAAAATCTATGACATCAAAACCTGTTCACCGTTTGCCTTTGACCGCAAGTGGAAGCTAGGTCTGGAAGCTTTAAAAGCCAATGATGACTTCGGGTATGTAGGCCAATTGGTCGGGTACGCAGAGGCTCAGAAAAAGAAGACAGGCGGCTGGATTGTAGTATGCAAAAGCACTGGGCAAGTACTGGTTGTTGATGCAAATTTCTCAAAGCAGGAGAAGACTACAGTCCTGATGGACATGCAGATGAAAGCCACTGCACTTAAAGAAGATTGGAAATTTGAGAGGTGCTTTGAGCCTGTCGATGACTTCTTCAATAAGAAATTCACTGGCTCTAAAAAGCTTCCAATGTCCTGTAACTGGTGTGACTTCAAACAGACCTGTTGGCCTAAAGCCAAGCTACTCCCACAACCTAAGTCGAAGGCTAAAGAGCCTAAGATGAACTGGTATGTCCAATACGAAGGTGTGGAATTTTAGATGGCGATAACACCCCAGGCTGCGAAGGCAAAAGGTCGCCGCTTGCAGCAATGGGTGAGAGACAGGCTCTACTCCACTTTCCCTAAGTTAGAAGATGGCGACATCCGCTCAACATCAATGGGAGCAGGAGGAGAAGATCTGCTTTTCTCACCCGCTGCTAGGCGAAGCTTTCCATACAGCGTGGAATGCAAAAACAACAAAATTAATGCGATTTATAAAGTGATGGATCAGGCAACCAGTAACTGCCCCAAAGGCGCTACTCCACTGGCAATTATTAAAGCTGACCAGAAGAAGCCCCTGGCGGTTGTTGATGCAGATCACTTTTTTAAATTAGCAAAAAGGATGAATGAATGAACGTAGAAGATTTAGCCCCCAACACCGTGGCGTTAGTAGTTTCCCTTGATGATGATGGTTCTATTATCACTGAAAGCTACGCACAGTTTGAAGAAGATTTTGATATCGATATCGAAAGATACCTGTGCTTTTTGATACGTGGTTTGTCCATGATGGCAGGTGCTGGCGATAACGCTATGGCGACTTTCGGCAGTGCCCTGGCAATAGCTGATGAATACGACGAACAAGAGACCTATTTCGAGCCTGCTGATGAACTTCTGGATGTCCTTAACGGCTCTGATTCCAAGGTAGTGCCTATCAACGGCAAAAAGCGCCTTAACTGATGGCAGATAATATAAACAATCCCCCGCATTACAACCAATCAGGAATCGAGTGCATTGAGGCTATATACGCCGCTCTCGGCCATGGCGGTTTTAAATCCTACTGCCACGGAAACGCCATGAAATACCTTTGGCGGCACCAATATAAAGGCACCACCATTGAGGATCTAAAAAAGGCCCAGTGGTACATCAATAAAATCATAGAGGCAGAAGAATATGGATCTTGACGATTATCAAACACAGGCAGGAAAGACTGCCATTTACAATGATGCAGATGCTGTCCTGTACCCGCTTTTCGGCCTCGGTTCAGAAGTAGGGGAACTCCAAGACCTTTATAAAAAGCTGCTTCGAGACAGTAACGGTCTAATCACCCCCCAATTCCGTGAATCAATGGCCTTAGAACTGGGTGATGTGCTGTGGTACGTCGCCAATCTTGCAGGCGATCTAGGGTTCGAACTCGAATGGGTTGCCCAACAAAATTTAGACAAATTGAACAGCCGTATGGCCCGTGGGGTCATCGAAGGCTCTGGCGATTACAGATAATAATAATACTAAGGAAGACAAATAATGATTAAAAATTCATACGGGCCTACACTACCTATCAGTGAGCAGATCCATAAAGAAAAATACCGTAGTGAAGGAGAAACCTTCCACGAAGCTATGACCCGTGTTGCAGAAGCCCTCAAGGACGATGAAGGGCATTTCAACCAGTTCCGAACCATCCTGTATAACCAGCGGTTCTTACCTGCGGGTAGAGTGCAGTCTGCAATGGGCGCACCTCGCACCGTCACTCCGTATAACTGCTTTGTAAGCGGTACAATTGAAGACAGCATGGAAGGCATCATGGATGCCGCCAAAGAGGCTGCACGAACAATGCAGCTTGGTGGCGGTATTGGTTACGACTTCTCCACGCTACGTCCTCATGGCGCTCTGATTAAAAGTCTGGACAGCCGCTCTAGTGGCCCTCTCAGCTTCATGGCTATATTCGATAGCGTATGCCATACAATTGCGTCTGCAGGTCACCGTAGAGGCGCTCAGATGGGCGTACTGCGAGTGGATCATCCTGACATTGAAAAGTACATCCGTGCGAAGAATAACAGCACAGAACTAACAGGATTTAATATCTCTGTTGGGGTTACTGATGCGTTCATGTCGGCAGTTAAAGACAACAGCCAATTTGATCTGGTGTTTGAAGATCGTGTATACTCTACTGTTAATGCCCGAGCGCTTTGGGATGATATCCTGCGGTCTACATGGGATTGGGCAGAACCAG